GGACCAATTTATTCAATTCTAAAAAATATTCCAGGTCCAACAGGTGCTACAGGTCCTACTGGTGCTACTGGTGATACTGGTCCAACAGGTCCTACTGGTGCTACTGGTGAAACAGGTGCTACTGGTGCTACTGGTCCTACTGGTCCTACTGGTCCTACTGGTCCTACTGGTGAAACAGGTGCTACTGGTCCTACTGGTGCTACTGGTGAAACAGGTGCTACTGGTGATACTGGTACTACTGGTACTACAGGTCCTACTGGTCCTACTGGTGCTACTGGTCCTACTGGTACTACAGGTCCTACTGGTCCTACTGGTGCTACTGGTCCTACTGGTGCTACTGGTGCTACTGGTACTACAGGTCCTGCTGGTGCTACTGGTGATACTGGTCCAACAGGACCTACTGGGGATACTGGTGCTACAGGTCCAACAGGTCCTACTGGTGATACTGGTCCTCAAGGTCCAACAGGACCTACTGGTGCTACTGGTGAAACAGGTCCTACTGGCGAAACAGGTCCTACTGGTCCAAACTTTTTAAAAAATTATACTATTTTATCTATAAATTCCTCATATAATATAGATCATCTAGATGATTATGATGTATATCAAGTTGATACATCAAGTAATAATATTACAATAACATTACCTGAAATTGCTAATTTCACAAATGGAAAAAGAATGTATATAATTTCTGATGTTGGTGGTAATTTAATAAATAATCCATTAACAATTCAAAGATCTGGTACTTCTGATACTATTGCTGGTGATTCAAGTATAATATTAAATATAAATTATTCATCAATTACTTTAATATCGAATACAACTGATATATGGATAATTTCTTAAAAATATTAATTATATAATAAATAAAGATTACTAAATATAATAATCAATGACCCCGAAATATTATACATATTAATTTCTTCTTGGTTAATTAAATAAGATGAAATATATGTAAATATTATACCTAAATAAGTTAAAATAGCATATAATTTTGAATCTATTCTATTCATTGAATAAAATCTTAAATAATACCCAATTACTATAGTAAGTAAATTAAAAAAAAATGCAAATAAATTTACATTTTTTGTCTTATTTAAATTTCTTAATTGAAATTCTTCTTTGTTTCCTTTATTGTCTTCTTCATTGTTTTCTTCTTTGTCTTCTTTTTCTTTATTTATATTTTTTTGATAAATATAAACAGTTAATAATAATAATAGACCAAAAAAGTAAGAAATAAACATATGATTCCAATTATTTTTTGTATCTAATTTTAAAACACTAAAATAAATTAATGCTTCTGTTATTGCCGAGCCAATCATGTAAAAAATACCTTTACTATATTCATAAATATTATCCATTTTTTTATCTTGAATATCATCTAAACAAAATAATAATAATCCAATTAAAATGAAAAAATATATCCAATAATTTTTACTTCCAGAATAATATAATATAATTAATGGATAGGTAAATAAAATACTATTTGCTACACCTCCTTTTAATATTTCAAATCCTTTATATGAAAAATATACATGAATTATTGTATAAAAACTTAATAAAAGTCCATCTTTATGAAATAAATATTTTGAGATATATGATGTATCAATTAAAAACAAACTGATGAATATTATTGTAGCAAAACGATATAACATTTTTTTTAAAAAAGAAATATTAACTAATTTTATAAATACTGGATATGTTGATAATATTATTTCAGATATAATTTTTGATAAAATACCCTGAATTATCATTATATTATATAAATATAATAATTACAATAAAAATTATACATTTATTTATACATCGAATATCTATTCATAAAATATTCTTCAATACTTTTATTATTATCTATTTCAATATCTTTTTCTATATCTTTTTTAATTTCTTTATCTTTTTGTATTTCTTTCTTTGCTTCATCAACTCTTGTTTCATGTAATGCTTTTTTTACAACTTTTTCTTTTGATATATTATCACTAAATAAAAATTTATAATATATTACATACACAAATATATAAATTAACAATAATGTTAATAAAAATTCCATTAATGCATGTAAAAATGCATTTTTTGTTTTAAATACATTTATTATGATGATATTCGACAACTTATTTAATAAATTATTAAATGATAATGCTAATGTAAAACCAATTATATAAGGAATTAAATTAAAATCAGAAAATATTGATTTAAATGATTTACCAATATCAGATTCATTCTTGTTTTTAACTTTTTTATCAACATATAAATTAATTTTTTCAGTCGTTAAATCAGTCATATTACTTTATAATTATAAAAAAATAAAATAATAAATAAACTATTATTTATATTAAATAATAATCTTATTTATTATAAATGAAACTAGTTCCTAAAAAATATCTTCGCAGAAATATTATAGATCTTAAAGAAAAAATTCCGAGTGAATTCGGACGATTTATAATGGCTTTAAGAAATTTAGAATTATCTGAAGATTGGTCAAGAATATGTGGTATTCACGGAAATACATTTAATTTAGAAGATAAAGAAGTAAAATGTCCGACTGATCCAGTTATTGTTGAAAAAATTGGAAATACACCTGATGAACCATTTTATTGTGCTCATAGTGAAACTAAATTTGCTGCTTTTCACACACCTTATGTTTATCAATTTGAATTATTATTAAATAAATACAATAGTTCAAAAGATAAAAATTATATTGCTTTACCCTATTTATATTTAGAAAATAATGGGTCTGATTATTCATTTATGAATGAAAAAGAAATTATTATTTTATTTGATGATGAATATATTAAAATAGAAAATCCATTAGCTGCACAAAATGTATATTATTTTAACGAAAAAGGAGAAAAAAAAATAGTACAAAGAAATGGTTTTTTAACTCCTCAAAATGACGCAGAAATTAAAAAAGTAAAAACAACAGATAAAGAATTCAATAATGTAATGTATTCTAAACGTTATCCTACTTTCAGTTCAAATACACTATTTAATAATGTACTCAAAGAATTAATTAATTTTAACCCTTTGGAAATTCCCCATAATAATCTGCATGATATTATAGGCGGTTCTGGAGGTAATATGAGTGAGGTATCTATATCAGCTTATGACCCACTTTTTTGGCTTCACCATTGTAATGTAGATAGATTTTTCTATAATTGGGTGTATAATAATACAGATGGGTTTAAAAATAAATTAAGTTCTCCTCAAATCCCTGAAAAAACATTAAAAGATACGTTATCACCATTTTTTAATGATGATGTTTATAACAATAAATTTAATGAATATAATTACGGATGGCAAAATGGAACTTTAGATTTTTTAAAAGTAGAAAATATGCTTGAATTTGAAAAATTTCCATATTCATATAATAAAATTGATATAAAACCATATAATCCATCAAAAATAAATGTTGAACTTCATGGTATTCCAATCCCTAAAGAATCTATGCTTATTGAAGTTTTTTTAATTCCAAAAAATACTACATTAAATTCTGATAACAGAATGGATTATATAGCTGGTTCAACTGTATGGCATGGTATTAATAGACACAAAAAATGTTGTAAAAGATGCAATAAATCACGTACAAATTTAAAAATTGATATTGAAGATTATATTTTAGAAAATAATATAAAATTAGATGATTTAAAAGATTACGAATGGTTTATTGAAGGACAAGGAAGATTACATCAACCAAATAATGACAATAAATTTATAATTTATAGTCAAGATGAAATTGTACAAGATGGAAGTATTTCATTAATCATGGTTTTAAATAATTAATATTATAATTTACAAATATATACACTAAATTAATGATTCATGTGATACATTCTGACAAGCCTTGTCTAAGTTATGTCTGCATTCTAACCAGCTTACATTAACTCTTTGTCCATCTTCATCAGATTTAAATGTCCCAATTACTTTAAAATAATAAGATTTATGCGTTCCAATAAAACCCTTTGTTACCTCAAATTTTATTATTGATTGTGTGCTATTATCATTAATATGAATCAAGTTTTCACTTACTTCATATTCTTCTAAAGAAATTTGAATAACATACGGCAATTCTTGTTTTTCAGTTTTTACAACATATAATTCAAAATAATTATCATCGACTTTAAAGTAAGAAATACGAATTTGTTCTTTAATTTTTGGATCAATTAAATGAATATTATCAAAAGTATTATATATATAAAACCAATGCAAAAATATTTTAGAATCATCATAATAGCTTTGATTTAATTCTTTTTCTTTGTCATGTTCTTTAACATAATATTCAATTTCACTGCATTTTAATGACCTTCCAATATCATTGTAAATTTCCATATTTCTAAAGATTGCACGGAATATATTAATTTTTTAAAAAGTTTCAATTTTTATTAAATATTAATATCATTTTCACTACATATTTTACTGATTATATTTGAATATTTTTTTTTTATTGTTTTATCTTTATTATTATTATACATTTTCATATAACCAGTTAAATATGTATTTTTTTCAACTTGGTCTGGGCGTCCATTTTTAATTTTTTTTTTATATTCTTCTAATGATTTACCCCAATAATGATTTATTTGAATTAAATTTACTTTTCCTAATGGGTTAAATGGTCCTTTTATAACATTTTTATCTGGATCTACAAATTTAGTTGAGTCAAGTGTCATAACATAGTGAGGATTATGGATATCAGTAACATATTTCGGCTGACATATTGTTTTTATGTGTTTGTATTGTACCTTTTCATAATCTTCACATCTTACATAATTATCTATTAATAAACCTTTTTGTTTGTCAACATGTCCATTTGAACCAAACATCACCCAATTTATTCCAATTGCTTGATAATCTTCATAATCATTTAAGAATTCTCTTACTGTAAATTTCTTTTTAGGTAAAATAAATTCATCCGCATCTACAATAATTAACCATTTTGTAATATCCCTTGTCTTTTGAATACATTCTTTATAAATTGGCATTTGAATACATTTTCCAGGATAATCAATAATTGTACAGCATTTTTGAAATATAGGTTCTTTTAATACTTTTTTCAATGATTTTTTACTTTCATTATCATATAAATAAAAATGTTCAACGCCTTGAATAATATAATAAATTAGAAATTCTTTAATGTATTTTTCATTTTTTATTACACAACATAAAGATAAATAATACTTCATATTTATTAATTGTATATTTATTTAATATTTTATATTTATTTAATTAAATAACAACTATAAAATAGTTATTTAATATTTTCTATATTTTTTATTAAATATATCAATATAATATGAATAAAATCATAATATATTCTTTAATTATTGAAATATGTACTAAAAATAATTTTCAATTACTAAAATTTTTTATTATGGATGAAATGAAAAATAATTTATCAAGAAATAAATTTTATTTAACAATATTTATGGTAAATAAAAACGAAAATAAAAGAAAACTTTATTATTTTTTAGAATCATACATTAAAAATAATTATCAAAAAATTATTAATCATTACTTAAAATAAATTAACGCTCATAATTACAATATTTACAATAATGAAATATTTCACCATAAGGACCTTCTTCTCTTTCAGATACCCATACGTGCTGTCCATTATTTATTTTTTTACATTCTTTATACTTTTCACATATTATTTTTTCTATTTCTGCTTCTAATTCTTTAATTTTATCTATATATTCATATTTAATTTTTTTTAAATTATTTACTTTTTTATCATAAGAATTTAATTCATTCATTATATACTAGTATATGTTTTTACTAACTATTCATTATATATTATAAACTTCTTTTTAAAATGCTTTTTATTTAAAAATTTAATTTAATATGGCATTTTGGACATGTTTCATTTTCTTTGTATTTATACGTAATAATAAAATAATATTCATTGAAATTCATATGATTTAAAATTTTTATTTTTTTATTTTGAATTACAATATAATTTTCTTTGATTTCATTTTCCTGAAATAATATATATTCATCATGACTAATATTCTTAATTTCTGGGTCTGGTTGTTCATATTCAAAATTAAATACTACTTCAAAAAAATTCTCATTAATTTTTATTAAATAATGTTTTGTAATCCTGATTACAAAATTATTATCTGAATTATACATACCAACTAGTAAAAAATCTATTCCATTTTCATTAACATAATTATCTTTATTTGAGATATCTATGCCATTTTCATATATATTTTTTGCCATACTCCATTTATGACTAGTTAATTGTCTGACTAATTCAGGACGTACTAAATTTATATCATCATTGTTTTCTATATTAGTTGTAGTTTCCATATTAATTATGTTTTTAAAAATTTAATATAAATATATCAATTTTTATTTTATTTTTTAATAAATAAAGTAATTAATGGGACATCTGATACATTTTCGCTTTTATGTCCATATATATCACTAATTTCTTGCCCAATTGGACATACATCATTTGAATAAAAATGTTGTCCTGGTTCAAAAATTTTATAAGTATCATTTCTTAATGTTATTTTCATTTGTCCTTGTAAAATAAATACATATTGTGGTTCTTTTGTACAATGAAATTCACTATGAAATCCAGCTGGAGAATGTCTTAGTTGATGTCCGTGAGAATCCATTATTTCAGACAATTTAGTAATAGAATCACCTTCATTTAATGGTAATAACTCTTCTTTCCAATATGCGTATCCATCATTTCCTGTATTTAAATTATTTAATATAAAGTATTTTACATTATCTTTTAAGAATATCATATATATTTATTGCTTAAAATAAAAAATTGATTTTTACTTAGTATTTAAATAAACAAGAATATGGTATGTATTCCCGAAAATATTTCTAATAATATTGATTTAAATAATCCTAATTTATACATATTTATAGATGATAAAACAAAAAATAATAAAATAATATATATGTTATTTGATACATATATTCCTGATAATATAGTAGATTACTTTGAATTAATCGGTGATAAAATTGCTATGATTAATAATAATATGTGTTTATCTATTAATTTAATCGAAGAATTAAGAGATTATAGATATTTATCATTTTATCATGAAACCATTAAGCCTTAAATAATTATAAATTTATAAATTTAATATACTTCACAATATACCATGCATGTATCTTGTTTATTTAATATATATTGAATCTGGACTCCTAATTTATATCTATGAAAATATAAAACATCTTTTTCAATATATTTATCCATTTCAGAACATACATTCGAAAAAATATTAGAGTATCCATCAATAATTTCTTCATTACTTTTAATTTTATTAAATTCATCAATAACACTGGGTGGTAATAAATCCATGATTTCATCCATATTTTCCTTTAACTCAATAAAATGTTTTTCTTTTTCAATTTTGTAAATTATGACATTATCTAATTTTATTAAAATATTATCATCATTTTCTAAACAACTTTCATCTTTAGCAGTTTCTAAATGTTCTTCATAAGAATCAAAACAATCATCGCAGTATGTTTTATCAGTATTTTCAGCAATACACTCACAACAATGAAAACAAAATTGTTCTTGAAAATTAATAGTAACTAAATTTTCTATATCATCACTATTTTGAATACCAAATGCTAATTTCCCCCCTATATCTCCAAAATATTCACGTCCCATTATATTCTTATTTACAAATAAGAAATTAAATCAATTTTTAAAAATAAATATTATAAAAATATATTAGTAAATAATTATTAATTATGTCAAATAATATAATTTCTCTAAAAAATAATTATATACAAAATACTTTGTATATTCAATTTGGAAATATTAGTAAATACTTAGAATATAATGAGTATTATCCATTTTATAAAATGTATGCGCCGAAAGATATAGAAATATTAAATAGAAAATGTAAATATTGTCACAAAATACCAATATGTCCTGTTTCTATACAGCATCCAACTAATAAAAAATTAAAATGTAATAAATCATTGATTAATACTACTTGTTATATATGTACTGTAGAAAACTGGATTTGTAATTTTAATAAATTAAAATACAGAGACAAGTATGATATTGGTTTTAAATGTCCTTTTGAATGTTGTCAGATTAAATGTAAATTAAATAAATATGGTGATAATATGATAGATTTCAATAATTATTGGAAATATTTACCTAAAATTAATTATTATAAATGTAAATTATGTAATAAAGTTTTACTTAATAAAACGCATTATGAAATTTATAAACACCATAAATTATCTTATTGTAGTATTATTTTAAAAAAATTTAAAAATGGTAATCACAGTACATGTGAATCAAGTGATGAATCTTCGGATAGTGATAGTGAGTATGAATTATAAATATATATAAATTTTCAAAAATATGAAAAAATTAAGAATAATAAATGACTGGTGTTGGCTGTAAAGGTCTTCCTTCAGGAGTAAATCCAGAAGAAATTGGAATATACATAGGCTGATTATTTTGATAATACAATTGTTGTTCATACATTTGTTGCATGTGAAATTGCTGTTCATACATTTGTTGAATATGCATTTGCTGCATGTGAAATTGCTGTTCATACATTTGTTTTTCTTTGATAGAATCTTCATAATGATTATTATTTTCACAAGATTCATTATCAGTGATATCCGAATTAGAGCTTTCACTTTCTAAGTCATTTTTCATTTTTTCAATTTCATATTTCACTTCTTGAGCTTCTTTTTTGGCAAGTAATGCTTCATTTTTGGCAATCATAGCTTCATTTTTAGCTTCAAGTGCTTCATTTTTCACTTTTTCAATTTCAGAATCAACTTTTTGCTGAGCAATAATTTTAGATTCTTCTTTCTTTTTTGCTTCTAGTTCAGCTTTCTTTAATGCCTTTTTCTCAGCTTTTTTAAGTTTGTTTGCTTCAATCGCTTGTTGTTTTGTTCTTTCAGCTTCAATTTTAGCATTTTCAGCTTCAATTTTAGCATTTTCAAGTTCAATTCTTTCTTTTTCTTGAGCCTTTAATTTTTCTTTTTCTAATGCTTCCATTTTTACTTTCATTGCTTCATTTTTAGCATTTAAAGTTTCAATCTTTTGTTGCTCAATTTCTAATTTATTGGCTTTTAATGCTGCTTTACGCTTTGCTTTCTTTTCAGCATTTATACTTTTTTTTAATATATTGTTATTTTTAATATTTTCTTCATTTTCAAGTAATTCAAATAAATCTTTCTCATTTTTTTCATGAGTACGCGAATCTTCAATATACATCAATTTTAATTCTTGCTGTATGTTTTTAGATTCATTCTTCAATAAATCTTTATCAAGTACAGGATACATTTTAAATATTTTATCAAAATTAAGTTCATTTTCAGACTTTAAATTATTTTTTTTAGAAATATTAATATTATTAATACAATAATCCAAATAAGAAAACAAAATATTATATTTTTTATTTAATTTATTTGTTTTTAAATTATCAAAATGTAAAGCAATATGAACTGAATTTAATCCTCTAATGCTTTCTAGTGCATAAATAGGCTGTTCATTTTCATTCAAATATACACAATCAAGTTCTAAAATTAATTTAATTATTTTTAACATACATTTTGAGTCTTCAGAATAATAATTCATGTACAATGCCCAATGTAAAACAGTTTGAGAATCCAAATCTAAATATCTAATCTCTTTTTTTGGATTTTCATTATGTTTTAGAAAACTAATAGCTCCATTTTCATCATTTGCCAATATATAATCCAATAAAATTTCTTTTTTTTTATTACCATCAATATCTGTACGAATAACTGAATTAAAATCATCAAATTCTCCGATTTCAACCATAAAATGTTTATATAAATCAATATTTTCATATAAAGTTTTAATAAATGTTGTTAAAATACTAAATATTTTATCATAACCATAATTTTTACATTGATAAATAAAATAAGGCTCGTATTTATTATGTTTTGTATCAAAACGTCTATAAAATACTTCAACTTTATTATTTTTTTCAATTATTTTGGACAATAAAATATGCATTTCTTTTTCTTTAAAAATTTTTTTTAAATCAATAAGTGAAACTTCATCTTCAGAACCATTTCTTGAACCAAGTTTCAAATTACCACATAAGTAATTTAATGGTGACAAGTTTATACTATCTATGTAATTAACATCAGCACCAATTTCTAAAAAATATAAAGCAATTTTTTCTTGTCTAAAAAAAATTGCGTATGAAAAGAATGAAGTCCAACCTTCTACTTTATTAATATTAACTTTATTAATATTAATGATTTCTTTTAAATTTTTTAATCTTTCATCTTCATTTTCATTTACTGAACCTAAATCTTTTTTGTTTGTTGGAGCAATCAAATAATAAATAGAATGCATAATATATGCATAATTACTTTCATTTTTAATTACTTCCATTATTACAATAAGTTTGTTAATAATCATAAGTATTATCAATTTTTTTTATAATATTTTTTGAATCTCATTTCTGTACATTAAATAAATATTTTTATAATATGAATTTATAATTTCTTTATTTATTTTATTGTCTAATTTGTCTATATAATTATCTTTTATGATATCTAATGGTTTATATATAGTATTATTATAATGTATTAATCGTATATCATCAAATTTATGAAAATTATTAAAGTAATAATGAAGAAAGTTGTACATTACTGGTAAATTATAACATTCAGGATTACTAATTAAAAATAAAGTTTCATTTGGAAACGCACAATTATTTTTAATAATTTCATTTATTTTTTTTATACATAATTTGTATTTTTCTTTTGAAGGTTCTATTAATAATAAACCACCATTAATTGGCGTACCTTTATGACAATTATCAATCATATCCTTTAAGTCTAAATTTAATTTATAATTAGTATTGTCTTTGTGTGTAGAACCTTTATTCATAGCATACATAACACTAGGTGCATTTAAATTAAAAATGTCATCAATTGATTTTAATATGTACATATCCGACTCAACAATACATATTTTATTATATTCAGTTAATAAATAAGCAAATATAAAATTACATGTACGCAACGTATTAAAATGACTGTATTTTGAAATAAATTTTGATTTTATATTAATAGTTATTTCATCATCATTGTAAGAAACAAATTTCAAGTTAATATTTAGTTTTTTTAATTTTTGAATAAAAAAGGATGGTGTATCATAAGTTGAATATAAATAAATAATAGGATTCTTTGTATGTTTTCTTAAATTTTTTAAAAAATACATTTCATATTCCAAATATTTAGGATTTTTTCCAAAATGATTAATTACATAAGCATTCATTTTAGCTACTATAAACATACATATTTAATTTATATCTTTTCAATTATTTTTAATGTATTTAATCTATTTAATATTTTTTTTAATATATCTTTATCAATTTTATCAGATAAATTATCAAATAGTTCATCATGAGTTGGTTCTCTATTATGAATTTCATTAAAATTCTTTATAAAATTATGTACATCTTGTTCAAATTTATCATTTTCATATTTATTTTTTTTAGCTATTTCAATTTTTTGATTTTCTTCTATCATTTTTTGTGTTTCTTCATCAGAAATTTGATCTTTAAAAATAATTGTACTTGTGGATACTAATTCATCACATATTTCAGGTTTATTAACTAACTCAAATGATTCATATTTCTTGTTTTTATTTTCTTGAGAATGATTTTTTTTATTACTTGAAAATGTTTTTTGAAATAATTTTATTGTATTCTCATCAATATCTGGACTTGTTTCCATTAATCTATCAAATTCTTCTTTACAACTTTTTAACATATGTGTTACATTCATGCGTTCATCTCTAGATTTTGCTAATTCGACTTTTATATTTCTATAAAATTTATCCCAAGAAATAGAACTTACACGATGTGACTCATTTAATTCACCAATTTTTAAAAATTGTGCTATTGTTGTTAATATACCTGCTAATATATTAATACTACCTATTGTTACTTGTACAAGACTTCTTTGATTTTCAGGAAATTTATCTTGTGCGAAGTTAGCTGTTCCGGTCAAAGTTGACATAATAATTACAGGAATAGTGAACCATGCGTTAAAAACAGTATATCTTTGATTCGATTTTGAATGTAACCATCTATAACACATTGCTTTATCAGCCCATTCAACTAATATTTTTTCATGTTCATCTTTCCAGTAATCTGATTTAGAATTTGAAGTATTTACTATGTCATAATTATTTGTAATTTTTAATTCGTCTAAATTAGTTTCGTTCATATTATATTAATAAATGATTTATTTTTAGGAAAATAAATTATATAACCTTTAAATATGGATATTAATGCAAATATTAAAAATTTTGAAAATATTAAAAACATAAAATTTAATATTGATAATATTCTATTAAATATTAAAGATATAACAAAAAAATTAATAGAATATTATCATGATTTTATAACAGAATATAAAACAACTATATTTATATTTGGTATAGATTCTTTATATTTTCAAAATAAATTGATTGAAAATCAAATAGATAGTTTATTAAAATTATGTGATTTAATTTTGAACAGAATGTATTGTGAATATTACAAGCTTTATAAATTAATTATAAATTATATCAATTATGAATTAAAAGATGATGAAATTATGAATAATATTAATCAACGAAATAAATTTCCTAAATACAATGATTTAGATATTTATAAAAAATATGATTTTATTTTAATTATTAATTTACAAGAAGAAATTAACAATATATTTAGTATAATGAATAATATTTTAACAGAAAAAAAACAAATATTAAGTAATCATAAAAAGAAAAAAAATATTGGACTAAATATTGATAATTTTGTAAGTACGTTTAATTTTGAAGTTATAAAATTCGAAGAACAAATAAAATTATTTGATAATTATTTAAACTTTTTTTATAATATTCATTACAAGAATTTAAATAGATTTTTAACAAAGATTAAATTATTTTATACTCAAATTAATAATGATATTAATTTCAATTTTAATGATATGAATAAAGATAATATGATAGATATCATAATGGACAGTGATGACCATGATAAAAATTTACAAAAATCATTACAAGATTCTGTCATTGATTCTGAATCTATGTTTGATAATATAAATATAAATGATTTTGAAGATAATAATTTATTGAATATGAATGAATTAATTGAAGTCAATATGATGTTCAAAAATGATATAAAAATTGAATAATAATTAGTTACTAAAGTAACATGAATTCTACATACAATAATAAAAATATTTTGCCAAATGAAATTGTTGAAAAAATAATTAATTATAGACTATCATATTTACATAGGCAAAATTTTAAAACTATATTAATGAATATACCATTACAATATGTATTTTTAAAAATAAATCATATTAATAAAATTTATCAAATTGATAGGAATTATGGTGATGATTTTTTGGATATTATATTAGAATTAACTTCACAAGATGAAAGGATAGATATAATTAAAATATTAAATACATGTAATTGTTGTTCAAGACATAAGAAAAATAAACCGTCTGTAGATGATTTTATTAATGGTTTTGTGCCTGGATATCAAGTTAAATATCAAAATAATCACCAATGTAAATGTAAATGTCGTTCATTTTGTAGAGATTTATGTAGAGCAGAAAATGATGAAATTCTTGAAATATAATTAGAATCTTAATAAATTTATTAAATTATAAAAGTAGATGTAATTATGAAGAGAATACTATTTATATATAACATTTAATAAGTATATAGAACTTCAAACAATCAGTGACCTTTACGAGAAACAAATATTGTAAAACAATAAAATAAAAAGATTTTTAAATAAACAATCTCTCTTAAATAATTTGGTAAAAGTCTGTGTGGTTTGATTTAAAACTTATTAAAACTTATTCTATTACCTAATTATTATACTATTAATTTATAGATATAATTTATAAATTATACAATTATATTAAATGATAGAAATAGCACATAGAGGTCACAGTATTTTTTATAAAGATAATACAATAAAAGCATTTATTGATGCTTTTGAAAATGATTTTGAAATGATTGAGTTAGATGTTGTATTAACAAAAGATAAAAAAGTAGCAATATATCATGATACTTTTATAGATAATAAATTAATAAAAGATTTAAAATATTTAGAATTGAAAAAAATTGATAAAGATATTATTTTATTTGAATCATTTTTTAAAATGATTAATATTAATAAAATCAATATTTATATTGATATTAAAGGAAATAATGAAATATCAAAATATTTACATGCTATTTTAAAAGAAAAAAGTAAAGAAGAATTAGAAAATATATATTTAGCAAGTTTTAATACATTAATATTGAACGATTTACAACAATTAAATTCATCTTATCAATTTGGACTTATAACTGAAAATTTATTTGAAAATGATACTTATTCTCATTATATTAATAAATTTAATCTTAAATTTATAGCATTTAATTGGACAATGTTAAATAAAAATACAATTGATTTTTTACATAAAAATAAAATTTTAGTATTTACTTATACTTGTAATAATAATAATACTTTATTATTTATGAAAAAATTTAATATCGACGGAATAATTACAAATTATAAAATTAATAAATTATTAAATTAATTATTAAATTAATTATTAAATAATATTTCATTTACTAATTTTTCTTTATACTCGTAAAAGTCTGGATTATTATAATTCATATATGTTATTGTGACTCTTAATTGTCTTTTTATCTTTGAGTAAATTTTAATTCCATATTCATTATTATGAATTAAATAATTTGGAATTTTATTTATAAATTCATTAAAATTATTTTTTTTATCTTTTAAATTATTTAAATAAATATCTTTTAATTCAAAATTTAATTTACAGTTAATTAAATTTTTATTAACTACATCAATTTTATAATCTATATTATATAATAAATCTAAATTAAATAAATCAAAATGTATTGAATCCTTTTTTATTAAATATTTACTTGTTAAACGATTAATTTCAGGTGGGATTTGTCTTAAATAAACATCATTATCAAAATCATTATTAAATTCAATATTAATTTCTGATATAAAACTAAATAATTTTGTGTTTAATAACAATATCTTTTCTTCATTTTTATCAATATTAAAATCAACATATATATCTGATTCTAGACTAGTATAATAATGTCCATATCTATATAAAGATTCAGCAGTTGAATTAGTAATATGATTTTTTACATAAATTTTATTCTGCATAATTACTTTTTATAATTTGTTTTTAAATCTTATATTGTTAATATTTTAAATTATTTTTGAATAATATAATTTTCATAATTTATATTTCATTATTATTCACTTTATTTTCTAAATTGTTATTTTCAATTAATATCTCTTTATTTTCAATTAATATGTCTTGATTATCTTTTTCTAATATTTCTTCATTATCATTATATAAAATCCATAATAAAAATATAATAAAATTACATGCTGCTGGCATAGAAACAGATATGGACAAAATATAATCTTTTTCTAATATTCCATATACAACATATAATATATCACTTATTGCGTGCAATACAAAAAAATAAGGATTTAAATCTCTCACTTTTTTTGTTTGAATTATTTGATATAATTGAGGAATTGATGTAATAAACGCAAATCCTCCAGCACTATATACAACTACGTCACTAATTATTTTATTTACCATCACTTTACTATTATTTGATATATTAAAATTTTAATATCTTAATATATTTCTATATAAGTATAAAATACTATAAATATGTAATAAACTAAATGAATATCCAAAATAATTTTCATATTTTAAAAAATATTATTTATAAAAATTTATCTATAATGAAAAATCACAAAAATGTAAAATGGAAAGATAATATTGATAAATATTGCTTGGCAGAAAAAGGATTATTATCTGAATTAGATTCTTCTAATCGATTATTAGAAGACAATAAATTAGAAAAAATGGACTTAATGGAAAAAGGATTAATTAATAGTTTTATTTATGAAGATTGTGTTTCTAATTTAAGTTCAACTAAAAATCAAAAGTTTTATGATGACATTAATAAAACAAATAATAATATAAAGAATTATGATGCTTATGGGACAGAAAATTTTATTGAAGAAAAAATGTATTATAATAACGATTTATAAATATAAAAAATATATATATTTATAGTAATGGTAAAAAAAATAGTTACAATTGTTACTGGAATGCAGCATTCTGGCACAACGTATTTAAATAATGTAATTAATTCTCATTCAAAAATTATGTCTGGATTTGAGTGTGGAATATTACTAGGAAATATTAATGATTTTGAGCAAGTAAAACCTTTTTCAGATTGGTTAAAAACAGGTGAAACACATTTTGGATTACCTATTAATTATTTAGAAGAAATAAAAAATAAAAATTATGAAGAAGTTTATCATTATATTTGTAAAAAAAAAGGTTGTAAAGATAATTCAATTTGTCAAACTTTATTGAAAAAATGTCCATATTTTAGTGATAAAACCCCTGCTTATATTTATGAAATAGAAAATATATATAATAAAATAAAAAATTTAGATATACCAATTATTATAACATTAAAAGATTATAATTCTATTTATTATAGTTGGGTAGTCAAAAGAAAAATATCTTATGAATCATTTATTTTTAATTTAAAAAAATGTATTGAATCATTAAAATTTATTTTTGATAATAAAAATGAAAATATTTTTATTTTTGAATATAATGATTTAATAAATAATAAGAAAATTTATAATGAATACTTGATGAACATTATTTCGAAATACAATCAACATATTAATATAGAAAAATTATTTGAAGAAAAATATAATAATAAAATTAAAAAAAAAAATAAATATAATAATGATAATACTATTAAAGAATTTAATTTTAATAATATTGAAAGTGAATACAAGGTAATGTATAATAGCTTATTAAATCAATTAAAAATAAAATTATAATCTACTATAAATATATATGATTTCTGAAATAACTATTGGTTTATTTTTTTTGTATTTTGTTTTGATGTGTGGAGCTTCATATAGTTTATTAAATTGTAGTCTTCAGCGTTTTTTAAAAGAAAGTATATTCATTAAGCATTTTATAATATTATCATCTATATTTTTATTTACATTTGTTTTATGCTGGTATTCATTCTCACCATTACATAATAGAATAGAAAATTATGAAAATATTGATGAAGAATCTATAAATAAAAAAAAAAAATATGTAAAAAAATCTATTTATTTAAGTTTTCTTATTTATTTATTGTTTATATTAACTACAAAAAATAGTGATATTTTTATGTTAATATTTTTAGTTTCAATAACATTAATAGTTTTTGCTATTGTTTATTTAAAAATATTACATCCAAAAATATTTGATGTATTAATCGACCATCACTATATTAGTGATGAATTAAAAGATTCTGTAATACAACAATTTCAAAATGAAAAAATAAACGCTGAAAATATGATATTTTATTTTAGAATATTATTAACTTTTGTATATTCTTTAATATTATTATTATTAGTTGGTGCTTATCAATATTATTTAAAACAGTATGCTGACCATAAAAAAAATTGGTCATGGATTACTTTTTGGTTTGGACATAATAAAAAATGTCAAGGAGTAGATTAATATAATAAATTTTATAATTTTTCTAATATTTCATTTGATGTTCTTAATCCTGACAACATTGCAGCTTCAACTGTTTCAGTTTCATTTTTAGAAGTATCAACGCCTCCAAAATGAATTCTTCCAAATGGGCACCCAATAACTGATAAATCTTCCATTTTACCATTTTTATTTGGATGT